CTGCATCATCTGCACATCGATCTGCGCTTGCATCTGAGATTCTTGTTGCTTTATCTGTGCTGCCTGCATAGCAGACTGCTGTTGGATCTGAGCCTGCATCTGTGAGTTCTGCATAGCTTGATCTTGTATGCGCTTCATGCGCTTAGCCCTACGAACGATAAGAAGGCGCTCCGCTTGGTTTACATCCTTCATGTTGCGGATAGCAATAGCGTCTTCGATGTCGAGCTCCTTTTGAGCAATGGACATCTGTATGTTTTGCTCAAGGTACATACGGTCCTTATCCTCCATCTCTTTGACAACCTTGACCCCAAAGTTGTACATAGGAAGATTGGAGAAAGAGCTAAGAACCTCCATGTTGGCTGTCCCGATAGCGTTCTTATACGCTTCGTAGATAACGGAGCTAGGCGGAAGGATCTGCAAGCACTTGACAATATCCTCACACACCTTCTTGTACAGAACCATAGCAGAGTGAGTGATATCGTAGATAGCGTTGTTGCCAGCCGCGATAGCGTTCTGCTGAACGCCAACAAGAGTTTCACCCTTAGGTGTAGTGCCGTCCATCATCTCGTTGATACCCGTAGCGTCACGGATCATGCGGAGATAGTGGTTGTACAAAGACACCAGCTCGTTGATGTTTCTGATGTGGTTGTCAATAGTTCTGACGGGAGGATTTTGGAATCCACCCTCAGGGTTCTTGCTTCTGTAGTAGAAGACACCCGTCTGCTCATAGATGTCGTGAAGCTCCAAGGGCTGCAGGTCGCCACCCTTGCCGAGCTGTACGTTCTCTAGACCTTCGATATCAATGATCAACCCATCGGGTTTGGCCTTAGCGATAGCTTGCTGAAGCTTTAGGTGGGTGATTTGCAACATGTCCGCAAAGCCGATGCACCCGTCAATCAAAGACTTGGGCATCATCCTGCGAATGTTCGTAGCTATAGAAGAGTAAGACAGTCGGGCACGAGAAAGGTCGTGGACGTTGCGTGGGATGTTTGTCTTCAGGCCGTAGTTAAACAGCATGTCGCAACCCATCACATAGCACCCTCCGTAGACGGTGGCAATCTCCATCTTAGAAGGGCTTCTTTCAAACACAGAGTTTTTCTTCTCCTTGTATTCAAAGCCCTGATAGAAGAAGTTTCTATTACCGTATCTGTTCTCCTTATCCTCAAAGTACATGCAGTCAACAGACAAGAACTCAAAGTCCAAGATGTCAACCATATGCTCGTCATACCCATATACAATCCTCCCTGCAGACTGATCGTACTTTTCGTCCTTCAGCTTAGAGGAGCTATACCCGCTCTTCTTGGCTATCTGCTTGAAGTCTTCTTCAGACAACTCATGGCCCGCAATCCTCTTGAGCTCAGAGATAGTAACCGATTTTATGTGTCCAGCATACGTGAGGTCATCCATTGACGGGTCTTCCGTGTAGCTATGGATAAACCGCATCGGGTCTACATACTCTTCTTTAATGCCGTAGTTAGGATCATTGCTTCTCTTGACGACGGCCATACCGCAGGCAACCAAGTCGTTGACGACACGTCTAAAAATGTTATCGTTGAAGTTGTTCCAAGACAGCGTGAGGTTTGTCCCGATCTGAGCAGCAATCTCTGCATCGGTCTTCACGTTTGTGTCCATCAAGATTTCCGCCTCCTCGAGAGTCTCTGGCAACTTCTCTGGGTCGTCACCAATGACGCCGCCACCCGTAGCCTCTTTAAGCTGCATGAGCTGGTCGCGAAGCAGAACCTGATTTTTTATCCTGTTTTTTTGCTTCTGCTTGTCTGAAGTAGAGAGTGGATCAATCGCCTCAAGGTTCGGATACGGATCTCTTGACAGAATCTTGTTGGCGACGATCTTTGCAAACTTCGGTAGAATTGGTACAGGTGTATAGTCTATGTTCACCAAGCTCCCGTCAGCGTTGTTGGGGTCGAGGTTTGTAAGTATCTGCTTGTAGATAGTTGTATCTTGAGTTCCGTTTGCGTACTCTCGGTTTCTATCAAAAGCTTTATTCCGCTCTCTGAGCAGAGAAGAATTGTCACTCAAGCTACCCCATTGACGCTCAATAGCCTTAGCGTATTGCTTGCCGTATGCAGGAGAGTTTTTCTCTTCTTGTCGGGCTAGAGGGTCTGGAAAGTTGCTCGATCCTTTTGAGTTCGTTGACTGCATTACAAGGGGCGCATTTTCTGCAAATATAACAAATTAGCCGATCGGCTTGTATCGCCTAAAGAACTTGGCCTCAGATAGGTTAGACTCCTTCTTTTTAATCTTTTCTTTTTGTGCAGCAAGAAGGCATAAACCCGAACTAATTGAAAGGTCAAACTTCGTTCTGTTGTCGATCTTAAAGCCTATCCAGTCCTCAAGAGTTCTATTGAAATACATCTTCCCATACTCACCTGTATCCCTGTTGATGCCTACGTGCTCGTGGATGTAAGCCTCAATAGCATGGGCGTGAGCTTGAATAACGTCCTGAGAGTTTGAAGGTATACCTTTTGTCTTTACGTTCGCCTTAGAGTTGGGGGCAGAGAGGTGAGCAGGTCTGTTCATAAGGTATCCGTCGTAACCTCTTGATTCAAAGTATCTTGCGATACCGTACTTGTTGTTTTCAATTAAGATGGGGTACCCGTAAAACACAGCAGCCATAAGTACATCCTCGTAGAAGATTTTAGCTAAAGGCGGGCGGGACGCATACTCCACTACAAACATGTTCGATGGATGCTCCATATGGAACTTGTTGTATAGGTGTAGCGCTCCCTTAGAACCGCGTCCGTCGACGGTGGCGTCAAGGTCGTAAGAGTCAACCCCGCCTACCCCCAGCTCTGCATTAGGTGCTACTCGTTTTCCTCGTTCTTCTTTGATGCGGTTTTGCATCTCTTTGGGTGGCATCCACGCCACCTTAAACCTGCCTGTATGGTCGGGCTTAAAGACAACCTCTGTGTCCTTCTCCCCATTCCTCCAGACGAAGTTGCCAGTAACAACGGGGTTGGGGAACAGCTCGTCGTTGTACTGTATTTGCTCGTAGATCTGGCCTACGTTAAACAAGCTCCCGTCGACACTGTCTCTGAAAGCCTCGTCCTCTGTAAAAGGAAACTGGCGCGTAACTTCGTTGAGCTCACTGGGGTCGTGCTTAAGGCTTTCTCTTTCATTCTTTAGGTAAGAGCGCGCTCCAATATATACCTGCTCACCATCCAACCCCTCGATAGGCTCATCAGGATCTTCTACTACAGGACCACCGAACTTATCAAAGAACCCCTCTAAAGAGTGAAATGCTGGAATGAAAATCCTATATAGTCCACTTCTGGTCCTTCCGTTGGCGTTGCGCTCGCTAGGGTTAGAGTCTGCCCATAGATCTTTGTACTCCTTGCCCCCCTTGTCCATAGGGTTTACAGTACTACCCACCAGAGCCTTCCCCACAATCTTCCTACCCACAATAAGGCACGTACGCTGAATACGCCAAGCGTCCCTAATATCTGTAGGCTTCTCCCACTTGCCAGCCTCATCGAGATACATGAGGTGCAGCTTCTCACCATCATATGCGTTGTTCGTGGTGTTCTTCCAGTTGATTACCGTATTAAGAGCCTCGCCCGTCTGCGTAGTCTTATTATTCTTCGTGATTCTCTTAGACGGCTCGCGAAAAGCCAGCTCCATGCGCGGATTGGTCGTTCCATCTTGAATGGGTTTAAAGAAGAACGGGTAGTACCTGAACATCTGCACCACCTTCTTCATGAATATATTTTCTTGTGCGTCCTTACCAGTCTTGGACTGAATGCCAAGGAGCTTGTCCTTGACTTGGGTCGCCTCATCTAGAAGTACAGACGAGCAGATATTCGTATACCCGCTACGCCTGCACTTCGTGTAGAGCTGCCCGATACATCGGGGGTCCGCCTCACACGCAGCTAAATGTAAGAAAATATCTCTTTGGAACAAAAGGAAGCTCGGATATCCTATATCCATCCGAGTCCACTGAAGCATCATATAGTGCCTCCCCGTAATATATGTAGGGATACCATTCCGAAAAAACCAAAAGCCCTCACGCCGACGGCGAAACTCCTCTTCGATATACGGAGAAAACTTCTGTCGAAACTCCCTAGGCATCTCCCCCCACTCATCCATAGACTTAATCCTAGACAGCTCCGAAGGCATATCAACCCTCTCCCACACCTGCATGTCGTTTGGCCTTCCATATCCCGCAATCTCCTTCTCGGGAGGCTGAGCGGGAAGAACAATGACCAGCCCGCTAAGCTCGATAACTTCACCCTGCGTACCCTTGGGGCAAATCGAGATAGCAAAGTCATCGTACTCATCGACCTTGACCAGCATAACGCTTCTTGTAGTTGCGAGACGACTTGATCTTAGATGTTTTGTTTTTCGCGTGGATGCCCTTGCGTCTGATTCTTTTGGGCTTGTACGAGGAGACTTGAACCTTTGACATGTGGATTTAATTGGTACGCGAGGAGGGACTCGAACCCCCAATAACAAACTTAGAAGGTTTGGGCATTATCCAGTTATGCTACTCGCGCATATGGTTGTTACAAAATTAACATATATGGTGTCCGCAAGGCGGGACTTGAACCCGCATGCAACCGATTACTCTTTCTACAAGGTATAAGCTTGAGGAGATACTTGCGGTTATGAGTTTCTTCTTTCGTGAGTTTTCTTTCTGTGGCAGTTGGCGCAGCGGATATCACACTTCCTGATCTCCTCCTTGATAGTCTCTATAGAGTATGACTGGTTTACCATGTCGGAGACGTTCTTATACTTCTCTCCTCTGACGTGATCGAACTCAAGTACGATAGGTTCAGACTCTCCGCAGTCAACACAGTCAAACATGTTCTTGACCCTAAGGATAAACTCTTTGTTCCAACTGCGCTGATTATGGTTTCTCTTTTTAGACCGAGACTTATAGAGAGCTTTGTTTCTCTCATAGTGCTCAGCAGAAGCACGTCGTTGATCTTCTCGGTTTTTATAAGGCATCAGTCTTCGCTATCGTTCCAAGAATCCTCCCAGAATCGGTGCTCTTTGTTCGCCCGCTGATAGACGACTTCTTTCCAGTTACTTAGAGAATCTTTCAGCGAAA